AACTGATCCAAATAAAATTGGATATTTTGCTTTCACTCAAAAAGCTGCATATGAGGCGAGAGATAGAGCAATGGAAAAATTTAATTTAACCGAAGATGATCTTCCTTATTTCAGAACACTTCATTCACTAGCTTTTAGAAGATTAGGAATACAAAAAGATAATGTAATGCAAAGAAGACACTATGAAGATCTAGGAAAAAAATTGGCATTCCCTGTCGATTATGAAGATAATGAAAGTGATATGAATGGAATTTTTTCTACTAAAAGTGATTACTTAAGAATTATTCAATTATCAAAATTAAGAAATATTTCTTTAGAAAGACAATATGATCTTAAAGAGCATACCCAGGATGTAGAATTCAATGATATGATTATTGATTTTACTAAATCCGATACTTGTCCTAAATTTGATGTAGTATTTATTGATGAGGCACAAGATTTATCCCTAATGCAATGGGACATGGCTAAAACCCTGTGGAATAAATCAACAGATAATTATATCGCAGGAGATGATGACCAAGCTATCTTTAAATGGGCCGGTGCAGATGTTAATAGTTTTATAACATTGGGCGGCGAATTTATTAAATTAACTCAATCCTATAGAATTCCCGCTAAAGTTCATGAATTTGCAATGAAAATTATAAATAAGGTAGGTAATAGAATTCCAAAAGATTGGCGACCTAGAACTGTTGAAGGAAAATTATCTAATTATTCTGATTTTAGCCACATTGATATGTCTAAAGGAGATTGGCTAGTACTTGCTAGAACTCGTTCTATGCTGAATGATCTAGAAAATACTATTTATCAAAATGGATTATATTATAAAAATAAATTTAAAAAATCATATGAACAAGATTTATATGAAGCTATTACTGATTGGGAATCCTGGAGGAAAGGTGAAACTTTAGATCATCCTCGAATAAAAAGAATCTACAGTTATATGAATGAATCTCATGTAGATAAAAAATCTTTAGTACTTTTAAATAAAGAAAATTTTTATTCTCTAGAAGAATGTAAAAATAAATATGGACTTAAAATAAATAGTGTATGGTATGACGCATTTAATAATGCACCTTCTAAGAAGGTAAGTTATATTAGAAAAATGAGACAAAATGGAGAACAACTTAATAAAAAACCTAGAATATTATTATCTACCATTCATGGAGTAAAAGGGGGAGAAGCAGATAATGTAGTCTTATTAACTGATTTAAGTAGACAAACTTTAAGAGAATATGAAAGAGTTCCTGATGATGTTAATCGTTTATTTTATGTAGGAGCAACAAGAACTAAAGAACATTTACACATAGTAGAACCCAAAGATATTTATAAGGCATTTAGAATATGAGTGAGGTATATAAAAAACAAGTAGGAGGATCTCATTATCAATCAATGATGATCCAGCCATCAGAGTTTATAAATAAAAATAATTTGCCCTTTGCAGAAGGGAATGCTATAAAATATTTGTGCAGACACAAGCAGAAAGGACAAAAGCAAGATTTGGAAAAAGCAATTCATTACTGTCAGATGGCTATAGATAGAGATTATCCAGAAAAGGAAAAAACAGTGTCAGAAAAACTACAAGATGAATTAGAACCTATTAAAGATTTTTTAGAAGAAGCTGAGAAAGAGAAAAAAGAATTAGAAGAATCATATCAAGAATCAAGAAGGCAGACTAAAGAACGAAAGGAAAAGGAAAGGCTTACAAGCCCTATTGATTCTTTTAGTGATGACTTACAAAATAGTATTAAAGAACGGAAATCCAACGAATGGATTAAAGGATATAACAAATGGAAAAATAAATGATGCAAATACCACTTTTTAAACCACAAACAGAATGGACACCACCTACAGAGTTTCCAAATTTATCTAAGTATGATGAAATTGCAATTGATTTAGAAACAAAGGATCCAGGCCTAGTTAAAATGGGATCAGGTTCCATTATTAAGAATGGAGAAGTAGTGGGTATAGCTGTCGCTGTAAAAAATTGGTGTGGTTATTATCCTATTGCTCATGAAGGTGGTGGCAATATGGATCGAAGACTAGTTTTAAAATGGTTTCAAGATGTTTTAAATACTAATTCAGATAAAATATTTCATAATGCAATGTATGATGTGTGTTGGATTAAATCTTTAGGATTAAATATTAAAGGAAAAATTATAGATACGATGATTGCATCAGCTTTAGTAGATGAAAATCAAATGAGATATGACTTAAACAACTGTGCTAAAAGATATACTGGAAAAGGAAAGAATGAAACAGAATTATATGAAGCTGCGAAGAGTTGGGGGGTCGATGCTAAAGCTGAAATGTATAAATTGCCAGCCCTATATGTAGGAACCTACGCGGAAAAAGACGCAGAAATAACATTAGACCTCTGGCAAGAATTAAAAAAAGAAATTACTCATCAAGATCTAGGATCTATTTTTGACTTAGAAACTAATCTTTTTCCTTGTCTGGTTGACATGCGTTTTTTAGGAGTCCGAGTAGATAGTGAAAACGCTCATAAATTAAAAACCAAATTAGTTGGAAAAGAAGAGCAAGCATTACACCAAGTAAAAAAAGAAACAGGAATAGATGTCCAAATATGGGCAGCAAGATCGATTGCCAAAGTTTTTGATAAACTTCACCTACCTTTTGACCGGACTGAAAAGACTGGTTCTCCTTCATTTACAAAAAATTTCCTTCAAAATCACCCCCACCCACTGGTGAAATTAATAACCCGGGCTCGTGAAATAAACAAAGCCCATACCACATTTATTGATACCATACTCAAACATTCTTACAAGGGTCGTATTCATGCAGAAATAAACCAACTTAGAGGAGATAATGGAGGAACGGTAACCGGAAGATTCAGTTATTCAAACCCAAATTTACAGCAGGTTCCAGCAAGGAACAAGGAACTTGGACCAGCTATTAGATCACTATTCTTACCAGAAGAAAAACATACTTGGGGTTGTTTTGATTATAATCAACAAGAACCAAGACTTGTAGTACATTATGCAACACTCCAGAATCTTATGGGAATTGATGAAGTATTAAACTCTTATAAAAAAGGAGAAGCAGATTTTCACAGCATTGTATCCGAGATGGCAGATATACCTAGAACACAGGCCAAGACTATAAACCTTGGTCTGTTCTATGGCATGGGAAAAAATAAATTACAAGCTGAACTAGGAATTAATAAAGAATCTGCCGAAGATTTATTTAAACAATATCACAATCAAGTTCCTTTTGTTAGACAACTTATGAATGCGGTAATGCAACGTGCTCAAAGTTCTGGAAAAATTAGAACACTACTTGGGAGATTGTGTAGGTTTCCATTATGGGAACCAAATCAATTCGGGATTCATAAAGCGTTGCCTCACGAACAAGCGCTCGCGGAACACGGACCAGGGATTAAACGTGCCTATACGTACAAGGCATTAAATAAATTAATTCAAGGAAGCGCAGCTGACATGACAAAAAAAGCGATGATTGAATTACATTCTAATTTAGGGGTAATACCACATATACAAGTACACGATGAACTAGATATATCTGTGGCTAGTCCGGCCCATGCAGAAGAGATAAAAGAGATGATGGAACAAGCCGTTTCTCTTGAAATTCCTAATAAAGTAGACTATGAATCTGGGCTAAATTGGGGTACAATAACATAACCAAGGAGAAAAACATGGAAAAAATAAAACAAGTATGGGCATTAGCACAAGCTAATCCGAAGATATCTATTGCTGTAGTGGTAGTAGTTATTGCTATATATTTTTTAGTAAACTAGAAACTATATGACCGATGGCTTATTTAAATGCAAACATTCCTGTGCTTTATTCACAGATCAAGAGAGAATATCTCTATGATCTTAAAGAACATCATGGAGAAGTGGAAGACTGCATTATATTTGGCCTATCATCGATTACAGGGAGTCCTGTACTCTTTCACGCAATTATGGAAAACGGTGCTGTCTTCTATAGGCTCCCTATTTCAGCGTTTATACAAAGAGGTTTTAACGTCAAGGAAGTTCCTAGGATGCGACTTGATGAGCTGGAGCTATGGAATTGCTTTAGTTACTATCCTAGCGTTTGTGTTTATGATATCCTAGACGGACAATCAGGTAAATATATAGGGAAAGATAAGAAATGGCATAAAGGTGCCTATCTCTTTACAGTTGACTGGGCGCACCCAGAGAGTAATATAGTAGATACAGATCATTCGGAGATACCGCATGAACATAAGTGCGCACACATAATAGCGTTAGATGACGGCAATTATGCAGCGCAACCTAATAACAGAATTATATGGAGTATTCCATCTTTTACTGTTAAAGATGAAGTTCCAGATTGGAAAGTCCAGACTTCAGAATGGAATGTAGAGGACACAGGGAAATGGAAAACGGAAGATACCGATAGGTTCTTCTATAACATTGAGGAAAAAAATGACTAAATGGATAAAATCTCTAATAGAAAAAGTTTTTGGTAAATTTTGTAAATGTGAAGAACCAATTATATTAGAGGATGAAGAAAAATATTTAACAGAGGAAAAAGCCCAGGTCCCGATCGCGACGAGGGCGATCAGAGAGGCTACCGTTTTCATTGGCATTTGAACTTTTGCCTCTTCTGAAATTTTGAG